GCTAGGGTTCCTACCAATGGTGGAACCTTAAATTGAACTTGGAAGTCCGAGGCTGCCCCCTGGTATCGCTACCAGGAGCCCGACTAACCTCCCCACTCTGGGGGAGCAGTTAACGCTTTAGTACAGATGTGTAAACATGCATAATAATTTTTATGACTACACCAACTAGTATCCAGGAAGGGCATGAAGTCTCCACGGTTACCAGCCGCTCTCTTCCCTCGTCTTAGGATACCGTAAATACGGGACTAATCCCGCCATCTATTCTACAGATCATCATGTAAAACTTGGTCAATGTTGTACCAGTAAACGACAATTTTATTGTAGTGTACTGCTGTGATGGGTCAACAGTGATGCCCCAAACCACGGACTGTGAGCTAGCTGTAGCCCCAGAATTGGTGACGCTAGCAAGGCTCGTGATTGTGGATATTGAACCACTATCTTGGCACGCGGCAGCTGATACAAGTGGTGTACCAGTACCAACCAGTGTGAAATTGAATAGGTACCTACCCGTGGCATTGATGCGGAAGCAATTAGCCACGGTGGAGTCACCTAACAGATCTGCACCCACTAGAGGGGTCCCAGCAGGGAAACAATCCGTGATGGATGCAGAAACTGTCCACAACTCAGAAAAGGGGGGTATTGATGCGTGTGGGTTCATAAATTCAAACTCATACTCCGCATAAAGCTCCCCAATTGTACTTGACCCAGAACATAAGTCTGTTACAACATATAACGAACCCATGTCTGTAGTTTTAAGGTCTATGGATACAGGTAGACCATCCCTGGTGTAATATACACCCCCGGTTGTTGGAATATCCAACGCGAATGATTCCCATACATTAGATTCCTCTGCTGGATGGATAGATAAAGCTCCGAGCTTAGTGCTAGGAACTAGATCAGCTGCGTTATAATTCCATACCAACGCGATACGACCAGCTGTGGCCGTAGAGACTGATGATACGAATATAAACCGCAACCGCTTAACGCGGTAACGGTCATAATTATTAGCTATATTACTAAGCCAGGGAAACAATGACGAAATCCCAGGATTGGCAGGATAGCTAACAAGATTAAATGATGAACTCCCACTAAGGTACCCAACATATTCACGATTGGTGACAACAACGTTGCCATTCCTCGTGGTATATTTTGGTGCCATAGAAGGAACCCTTGTGCCTAATGCAACAGGGGCTGGTGTTACTCTCGGGGTCTCCCGCATTTTAGTTGTAGCCACTTGTGTGGCTCGTGTAGCTGTTTTATTGGTTTTATTATTTTTATTTTTCATGGATAATGGTAAATTATCACTCACCCCATTGGGCTGAGGGGCAGGAGCGTCAACTGGATATGACACCTGCCCGGGGAAAGTGGTTGGTGATGAACCGAAGATGCTGGACAAGCCACCATAGATGGCCCTACCAATACCTTGGGCGCCAACAGCTACACCAGCTGCTGTTCGAAGTGGACCTCTACCAATATTCTTAGCTGCGAACACAAGGTCCGCAGTGACTAAATCATCGCCTAATGCGTATGACTCATCATGGTCTCTACAGGTAGAATCAAAAGCGTCGATTGGCTCAACATCACTAACCACTGAAGCTTGGTGCTGACCAGCACTCCAATAGGGTCCGCAATAGTTTCCATACATGATTTATTGTTTTATAAAATGTGATAAGGTGGTAATTTATCATGTGACCTAGAGGGGCATGTAATCCGCGTCATCCTGGTCATCAATTTCCCGAGTTTTGTAGAGAAAAGTGAGTTGGTTGAAATGTTGTTCTATCGCAATTTGTTCATCCGGGGTGATACCCCAGGCTGTGAACACATCGGCTCGGGTAATCGGGTCAATAGGCTGGTGTTTAGCCTCCATACCACGAGCGAGAAGTGACATTCCGGTAAGCATAGCTGGATGCCTATTCATCTTGCTTGAAATACCGGACCGCATGTAGTAACTGTAGAAGGCCTGCATGATGGGAACCCCACCACATAGTGCCAAACCACACTCACCCACACAGTACATCCACTTCCGACAGATTAGTTCATTGGAAAGGGGTATGATGCTGATTGAGTCCTTTTCTCGAGCGACCTCAATGTTCCTAACCATTACCACCCTGCCTCCAACGCGAATAGGGTGCATTTGGCAAAACTCAATCTCCGCCAAATGCCACACTGGAGTCTCAACAGTCATGCGAAACCCCATATCAAGAAACCAACCATCTAAATCCCTCATGAATTTAGAAAGATGTCGCTTCTCCATGAACACGACACAGTCATCACCATTATTGGCGAGCTCTATCACCACCCCACGTGCCTTGGCATAAGACCATACCATTGCGCACATAATTAGGCAGTTGCCCATTGCAGTGTTC